CGGCTCAGAAAACAATACCTGGACTCCGGAGCGCAGCCGCTGGTGGTTGTCACTTCCGACCGGGGAGCTGAGAACATGAGGCCGAACCCGCTTTTGAAACAATGGACAGAACTGAACAACCAGGCGCTATCATACTGGCGCGATTTGGGACTGACTCCGGCAGGGCTCCGAAAAATCAACGAGGATGCTATGACAGAAAGGAAGCTGAGCCCGCTCGAGGCCGTGTTGAATGTTCTTGAGAATTAAGAGGTTGAGAAATGAATGCGATACGCTATAAGGAGATTGCGATCAAGTACGCAAAGGACGTTGTAGCGGGCAAAATCAAAAGGGGAAACAACAAAAGGGAGTGCAAGAGATTCCTAAACGATCTCAAGCGCAAAGATATTGAGTATAGAGACCACGATCCGGATTTTGTCTGCGGATTTATAGAACAGTTTTGTTTGAATGAAAAAGGTGAGGATCTGCAAGGAAGAAGCTTGAAAGGAAAACCGCTCAAGCTGGAGCCGTGGCAGATCTTTATCGTTTGCAATATTCTCGGTTTTTGGAAGACCGGAACAAACGAAACCAGGTATAAAGAAGTTTTCATATTCGTGCCGAGAAAGAACGGCAAAAGCTCGTTCATAGCTGCGCTCAGTCTGGCGCTGGGCTTCCTGCGGCGCGGATCCGGTTCGACGATCTATATTATAGCGGCATCATTGAAACAGAGCCGTGAGGCTTTTGATAAGATCCTCTTTTCACTGAACGAGAGAAAGTGCAGCGCGGAGTTCCGCATCCTGAACAACAATCAGGAGCACAGCATCTCGAAAGAATTTAAGAATGATAAAGGGAAGGCAGTCGGGTCTTTGAAGATCGAAGCTCTGGCAGCCAACCCGGACACACAGGACTCATTCGGATGTAACATTTGCATCGCGGACGAGATTCACGCGTTTAAGAAAGCATCGCAGTACAACCGATTTAAGGAAGCGATGAAGTCTTATACAAACAAGCTCATGATCGGCATCACGACGGCCGGCGATAATATGAACTCTTTCTGTTATGGCCGTCTCGAGTACGCCGAGAAGGTGCTGGACGGAACAGTCAAAGACGACACGCTGTTTTGTTTTGTTTCGAAAGCACAGAAAGACGATAACGGAAACGTGGACTTTCTGGATCCAAAACAGCACGAACTTGCTAATCCATCATACGGAACGATGATCCGGCCGGAAGATATGATGGCCGACGCAAGACAGGCTCAACAGGATCCGCAACAGAGAAAAGACTTTCTGAGCCGGTCGTTGAATATTTACACGACGGCCATGAAGGCATACTTCAATATTGAACCCTTCAGGAAGTCGGACGCGCAGCTGGATCTTACAGTTGACCAGCTGGCGAAGCTGCCTATCGAGTGGTACGGCGGCGCAGATCTTTCCAAGCTTCACGACCTGACAGCTGCAGCGCTGTTCGGGTATTGGAAAGAAAAAGACATGAATATTGTCATCACGCATGGATTTTTCCCTGTCGTGGCTGCAGCACAGAAAGCGGAAGATGACCAGATTCCGCTCTTTGGCTGGCAGGACGACGGCTGGCTGACCATGACCAACACGCCGACGGTGAACGTGGACGAGGTGGTCAAGTGGTTTATTGAGATGCGAAACAAGGGTTTCAAGATCGTCCAGGTCGGCCACGACCGAAAGTTTGCGCGTGAGTATGTAATACAAATGAAGAAGGCGGGCTTCGAAGTAGTCGACCAGCCTCAATACTATTACTTAAAATCGGAAGGTTTCAGATATATCGAAAAGGCGGCTTTAGATGGCCGCCTTTATTATTTACATTCCGAAGCTTTTGAGTATTGCGTTCAAAACGTCCGAGCGATCGAGAAGAGCGACGACATGATTCAATACGAGAAAGTCGGAAAGACACTGAGAATTGACCTGTTTGACGCATCGGTTTTTGCCTGCGTCCGGTATTTGAACAACATGGAAGATCAGAATCTTATGGACTCATGGTTCGGAGGATAAGTAAATGAGTAAAAAACCAGTAAAGAGATCGAGCGAGCCGTCAAAGCAAGAGCTCGAAAAGAAAATCTTCAAGCTGATGGAGCTGATCAACACGGAAGGGATCAGCTGCGCCGGATATCGGTCACTCGACAACGACCCGACGATCGTCGCGGGCTGCGAAGTGATCGCCGGACTAGTCGGTCTGGTCTCCTGGCACCTTATGGCAAATCAGGACTCCGGTGGAGACATCCGGATCAAGAACGAGCTGTCCAGGAAGATCGATATCAATCCGAACTCGTATATGACGCGCCAGCACTTTTTTGAATCGATCGCCATGAACCTGATTTTATACGGCGACGGAAACTGCGTGGTCAGACCGCACACGGACGGCGGATATCTGCGGGACCTTGAGATCATCCCTGCGTCGCGGGTGACATTCCAGGCGGACCCGAACGGGTACGGTTACTGGATATATATCGACGGCAAACAGTACGATCCTCATGATCTTATCCATTTCGCTCTGACTCCGGATAAAAACTATCCGTGGAAAGGCACGAGCTTCCGCGTTGCTATCAAGGACGTGGCGAACAACCTCAAGCAGGCCGCCGCGACCGAGAAAGCGTTCAACTCCGAAAAGTGGAAGCCGCCGCTGATCGTGAAGGTCAACGGAATTTCAGGAGAGTTTGCAAGCAAAGACGGCAGAAACAAGATGGTGAAGGATTACCTGGAAACGAGCGAAGCAGGAGAGCCGTGGATCATTCCGGCGGAACAGATGGAAGTGCAGAGCATCAAGCCGCTGACTCTTCAGGATCTGGCCATTTCCGACACAGTGCAGCTAAACAAAAAGACGGTCGCGTCGATCCTGGGCGTGCCGTCTTATTTTGTGGGCATCGGAGAATTCAAAAAAGACGAGTTCAACAACTTTGTCGTGACCAGGCTGAGAAAGATCGTGGAGTGCATCCAGCAGACGATGACGAAGGCGCTGATTCTAAAGCCGGAGTGGTACATCAAAGGAAACATCTGGCAGCTTCTGGACTGGGATCTTGCAACGATCACGACCGTGTTCACTGCATTTGGTGACCGTGGTTGGGTAACAGGTAACGAAGCCAGAGACAAGATCAATATGATCCCGAAGGAAGGACTCGACGAACTGAAAGTTCTTGAGAATTACATACCGGCAGGAATGAGCGGAAGCCAAAAGAAACTTATCCAGGAGGACTAAAAAATGGACAAAGAGACAAAACTCAGAATGAGCAACTACTCGGACGAGAGATATATAAGGACTCGTCCGGAAGATTTTAAGACGCGGGACGACAGCGGGAACCCGATCATTGAAGGGTACTTCGCTGTTTTTAATAGCAATTACGAGATCTGGGAAGGCGCAACGGAGTCGATCGCTCCAAGTGCCTTTGACAACTCGTTATCCGGAGACATCCGGGCGCTGATCAATCACGACACGACTTTGGTCATCGGGCGCACCACCAACGGTACACTCGAGCTCAAAGTAGACTCGCGCGGCTTGTGGGGTCGTATCAAGGTCAATCCGAAAGACCAGGATGCGATGAACTTGCACGCAAGAGTTGAGCGTGGCGATGTATCGCAGTGCTCTTTTGGATTCTTCATTCGGGCGGAAGAAACCGAAATGCTTCCTAACGGTGATATCCATTGGACTCTCACGGACGTCGAGCTTTTCGAGGTTTCGTGCTGCACATTCCCGGCATATGAAGAAACGAGCATTTCAGCCAGAAAGCGCGACGCGAACGATCTGATCACTCGCAAGCTGGACGCATGGAAGGCCAAGACGCTCAGCAGAATTCAAGGAGGACATGACAATGGCACTTCGAACAATGATCCTGCGGAAGAAGATCTCGGACAAGCAGAAGGAGCTTGAATCTTTGAGAAGCAAACTGGCCGAGCTGGTAGAACAGGCAGCGCAGTTTGTGACCCGTGAAGAAGAGCTCGAGTCTGCGATCAATGAGGTCTCAACCGAAGAGGAGCAGAAAGTCGTTGAAGAAGAAGTCGAGAAGTTTGAGGCGGCTAAGACCGCAAACGAAGAGGCGGCTTCCGAAGTCAACCAGCAGATCTCTGATATTGAAGGCGAAGTTTCCGAGATGGAAAGACAGCTGGAAGAGATCGAGGATCAGCAGAGAACCGTTCCTCAGATTCCGGACGCACCGGCAGAGGAAAAACAAAAGAAGAAATCCACAGGAAAGAGAGGATTCACAAACATGATTAGAACAAGATCACTCAGACAGATGAATATGGCAGAGCGCGAAGCTTTCGTCAATTCCGACGAGGTTCAGGACCTCCTGAAAGAGATCCGCGCCTGCATGAAGGACCACAAGCGCTCCATTAGCGGCGGCGCTTACACGATCGGCGAGCAGATGATCGGACTCCTTAAAGAGGACATCGGCGACTATTCCAAGCTTTACAGATTCGTTAATGTAAAGAAGCTCTCCGGAAAAGGCCGTGAGATCGTCATGGGTACATATCCGGAAGCATTCTGGGAAGAGTGCTGCGATCCGATTTACGAGCTTGACCAGGCATTCACAAAGGTCGAGGTTGACTGCTACAAGGTAGCGGGTTATTTCGCTCTGTGCAACGCTCTGATCGAGGACAGCGATATCAGCCTTGTTGATGAGCTGATGGTCGCTCTGAACTATGCGATCGGTTTCGCTCTTGATAAGGCGATCCTTTACGGAACCGGAACCAAGATGCCGCTGGGCGTAGTAACAGCACTGGCCAACGACGCAACCGGTCTTGCTTTGACAAACATCATCACAATTTCCGCTACAAACTCTGTTGGCATTAAGCTGTTCCAGTCGTTCCTGACCGGTTCCGGAGTTGCTGACCAGAACTATTCCAAGGGCGATATGGTTTGGTGCATGAACAATAAGACATATAAGAAGATCAAGGCAGAGTCCTTGAGCGTAAACGCAGCTGGCGCGATCGTTGCCGGTGTTGAAAAGAGTATGCCTGTTGAGGGCGGCGCTGTAGTCGTTCTGTCATTTGTTCCGGACGACAACGTTGTTGCAGGTTACTTCGAGCTTTACGTTCTTGCAGAACGCAAGGGCATGACCATCGACCAGTCCGAGCACGTTCGTTTCATTGAGGACCAGACAGTTCTCCGTGGACGTGGCAGATATGATGGCAAGCCGGCGATCCCGAGCGCTTTCGTTGTATTTGGTATCAACAACACAACACCAACAACGGAGATTGACTTCGCAAACCCCTCTCAGGGCTGACAGTCGCGCCAGAAGCTGGTCAGTCCAAAGTCTACACCGTGAACGTGTCTGATATTCAGACAGACGTTGCGGTTACTGGCAATAAGATTACAGGAACTCTCAAGTATCTCGACGGCTCCGATCCGATCTCCGGATATTGGGGCGCCGGTAACTTCCTCGTTTTGAAGTTCTCGAACGTTGACCCGAAGGCAACTTCCGTCAAGGTGGGAATGGATCCGAGCGAAGGCTCCGGACTGGTTGAGCTGCTTGGCGATCCTGACATGAATTGCGTTGCAAAGGTCACGGACAAGAACGCGCAGGTCTTCAAGGTGGTCACAACAGACGGCCATTCCACAAAGACACAGACGTTCGACCTGTCCGACTTGGTCTTGAACAACGCTTGATATTCACGGAGGCAAGATAAATGGAACAACTGCTCGTTAGGCTGAAGATCGATCTCGGGATCATAAACTCGACGGTCTACGATCAAAGGCTGATAAGTCTTTTGAACGTCGCAAAGAAAGAGATCGAGAAAGAAGGAGCCACGCTGGATCTTGACGATATCTCGGACTCAGAACTCGTGATTGATTATGCCCGCTATTTGTGGCAGAGCCGGCGCGAGCCGATGACCGAGCCGAGATCCTTGCGTTGGAGAATCAACAACAGGATCTTTGGAGGAAAGACAAATGACTGATACAGAGATCAAACTGATCCGATACGAAGAAACCGGAAAAGACGACTTGGCTCAACCAATCCGGTCCAGGATCGGAACGCCGGTGCTCGCTCAAGATATCCCGGTGTCGAGAATGGACTTTTATTCTGGCGGTCAGGCCGGCATCCTTCCGGAATACGAATTCGTGATTCATCCAGCCGAGTATCACGGCGAAGAGGAAGTCGAGATCGTAAGCCAGACCGGGAAAGTGACCTGCCTGCAGGTCGTCCGGACTTATGAACGAAGCGCTGACGAACTGGAGATCTACTGCCAGAGGGAAACAGGGCTGAATCAAACAACAACGTGATCGGAGAGCAAGATCTATGGCGAAAGTTCTAATTTGTGTACCGTGCATGGACCAGGTCGCTGCGCTGTTCGCGCAGAGCCTGGCCCTTTTGCAAAAGAAAGGCCACGAGACGGCGATTGACTTTAAGATCGGATCGCTTGTGTACGAGTCAAGAAACAAGCTGGCGAAGGAAGCGATCGAGATGGGCGCAGATTATACGCTGTGGCTAGACTCGGACATGGCTTTCCCGCCTGATACACTGTTCAAACTGCTTGAAGCAGACAAGGACATTGTGAGCGGACTATATTTCCGGAGATCTCCGCCTTATTCCCTGGTCGCGTTTTCAAAATGCGACACACAAAAAATGGAATGGGCGGACCAGGCAATCCCAGACAAGCTGGCCACGACTGAAGCGGTCGGGTTTGGCTGCGTACTGATTAAGACTCAGGTCCTGGTTGACGTCGCGGAACAGTTTGCTACGTGGTTTGAGCCGATGAACGGATTCGGTGAGGATCTTTCTTTCTGCTGGCGTGCGCGTCAGTGCGGATATGAGATCTTTCTGGAACCAAAAGTCTCTTGCGGACACGTCGGCTATGTGGTCGTCACAAAGGAATTCAGCCGGTCATTCGATTCGGAGGTGAAAAATGAATCAAATTGAAGTGATTTCACTTTTGACAACACTCGATGAACTGAATCTGTATTATGATCACGCGCCGAACAAGACAAAGGTCCCGTTTTCTGTTATTCAGGTCACACAGCCGGACAATGTATTTGCAGATAACTGCGTATACGTTGAAAACTGGCACTACAGGCTCCTGCTGTACTGCTTTAAAAAGAACGAGCAGCTCGAAAAGAAAGTGAAAAAGCTTTTGAACGGGGCGGAGCTGCCGTGGACCAGGTCGGAGATCTGGCTCGACGACCAGAACTGCTTCGAGATCGCGTTTGAGTTTGACAGCTTAGGCAATATCCCGGAAGAGGAAGAAGGCGAGAACGATGGCTAGAGAGAATGTCGAGATTTCGATCGGAGACCCTTCCAAGTTTCAGACAACCATCGACTCATACCTTCGCGAACTGGGAATTGACTGCACAGGCGCTCTCGACGATGCGATCACGGAAATAGGCAAGGAAGCGGTGAGCAGGCTTCAGGCAAGTTCACCGACCAGGCAGGCCAAGTACGGAAAGTCGACAGGCTATGCAAGGTCCTGGCGTTTCAAAAAGGTCAAGAGCAGGACCGGCGCGATCGAATCAAAAGTCTACAACGAACAAGGCAACCTGACGCATTTACTTGAAAACGGGCATCCGATCATCAGCGGCGGCGTCAAAGTTGGCCAGGCTCGAGCGTTTCCACACATCGAACCCGTGAATCAATGGGTACAAAGCGAACTGCCTCGTAAGTTCGCTGAAAAAATGAAAAAGAATTAGGAGGTGCCATATGGCAAAGACTATTAAATATGGTTTGAAGAATCTGCACTATGCTCTTGTCACAGAGACTACGCAGAGCGGCGTCACGTCATCCTCTTACGGAACAATCAAGTCTTGGCCTGGTGCCGTATCGCTTTCGATGCAGGCATCTCAGGACAAGACTGTATTCCGTGCAGATGATAGTGACTATTATGTATCCTACGGTGAAGGCCAGTACTCCGGCACGATCGAAACAGCCATGATCCCTGACGAACTCAAGAAGGACTTGGGTTGGGTCAAACAGGACGACAATGGCTTGCTTGTTGAATCTTCCGATGATTACAAGATCACGAAGTACATCGCTTTGATGTTCGAATTCAACAATGATGAGAAGGCTACGCGTCATATATTTTATAAAACGAGCATTTCCCGTGCTGACGTGGCAGGCCAGACCACAGGCGAGGGTGGTACCATCCAGCCGCAGACTGAAACTGTCAACATTACCGCGGTACCGCGCGCAGACGAGGACAGATACATCCACGCCGCCACAGGCTCGGCAACCACCTCAACATCTTACGATGCTTGGTACACAACCGTACAGGTACCTGTGTTTACATCGAACCCGTAACATAGCAACACACTGCTTTTTTGTGGGAGGTCCTTCGGGGCCTCCCCTTTTTATTAGGAGGAGATTTATGATTAGGAAAATCAATGTTGGGAACAAAGACGAAGACTTTAAGTGTAGCGCTGCTACATCGATTTTATATAAGCGGCTTTTTGGTATTTCGTTAACCGCGGAGATCACGAAGCTGGCATCGGTCACAAAAAGCGCGGAGGAAGTAAGAAAGAAACTTTCCAATCTGCAAGGTCAGGATCTTGTTG